GCCAACCGTCACTACGCAGAAATATCCAAGCAGGTTGCTGCGGGTACACTGACAATTCAAGACGCGGAGTAATGCTCGATGCCATTAACCAAACTCCAATTTCGCCCCGGCATTAACCGAGAGGGCACCAACTACTCTAACGAGGGCGGTTGGTACGACGGGGATAAAATCCGTTTCCGCTCGGGCTTTGTCGAACGCATTGGAGGTTGGGTGAAGGTTGGAACCGAGGCGTTCAACGGAACGTGCCGCAAGCTACACGACTTCGTGACTCTGTCCTCCGAGAACCTTTTGTTCATGGGGACAAACACCAAGGCATATCTAGAGGACTCAGGGGTTCTGTACGATATCACGCCGATTCGTCGGACCGTGACCCTCGGAGCTAACCCATTCACAACGCAGACCGCTGGCACAGGCGTTATCCGAGTGACCGACGCGGGGCACGGAGCTGTGGTCGGGGACTTCGTGACGTTCTCTGGGGCCAATGCAGTTGACGGACTAACACAATCCGACCTCAACAAAGAGCAGGAGGTCACCTCCGTCATCGACTCCAGCACCTACACTGTGGACACGGGTGGGGTTTCTACCTCGGGCTCTACTGCTGGCGGTGGATCTTCTGTTGAAGCTGCGTATCAAATCAACATCGGTCTAAACACCACGATCCTCGGCCCTGGCTGGGGTGCTGGTACATGGGGCCGATTTACTTGGGGTTCTGGCGCAGGTTCCTTGGCGGGGCAATCGCTTCGTCTTTGGTTCGCAGACGACTTTGGCGAAGACTTGTTGATGAACATTGCCGACGAAGACATCTACTATTGGGATGCTTCTGCGGGCGTAGGATCACGGGCCGTGTCTCTGTCTTCTCTGGCAGGCGCTTCCGATGTTCCGACTGTAGCCCGCAAGGTCTTGGTTTCTGAGGTTGACAGACACGTTCTTTGCTTTGGTGCGAACCCGATCGGTGAAACTGAACAGGATCCGTTGTTAATCCGCTGGTCAAGCCAAGAAAGCCCTACAGATTGGACCCCTACCGCAACGAACACCGCTGGTGATCTTCGCTTGTCACAGGGTTCTGAGATTGTAACGGCGCTTCGGACTACTCGTCAGATCCTTATTTGGACTGACCACAGCTTGCACAGTCTCCAGTTCCTAGGACCACCGTACACATTCGGCACGGCTTTGCTTGGGGATAACATCCGCATTGCTGGACCTAACACCGCCATCAGCGTTAACGACGTTGTGTTCTGGATGGGGCAAGAGAACTTCTACATGTACGATGGTCGTATTCAGCCGATTCCGTGCAGCGTTCGCCAGTATGTGTTTAAAGACATCAACCGCAACCAGTCGTTTAAGTTCCATGCAGGCAGCTTGGCCAGCCAAAGCGAAGTCTGGTGGTACTACTGCTCCGCAAGCAGCGAAGAAATCGACAGCTACGTTGTGTACAACTACCTCGAGCAGACGTGGTACTACGGTAAGCTAGCCCGCACAGCTTGGAACGACCGAGCCGCAGGCCAGCGTTCATACCCGCAAGCCGCAAGCACCGACCAGTATCTGTACGACCAAGAGTTTGGTTTGGACGACGGGAGCCAGAACCCTGCTGTTCCGGTCGATGCGTTTGTCCAGTCGTCGGACTTTGATATCGGCGACGGAGATCAGTTTATGTTTATCCGCAGGATTATTCCTGATTTAAACTTCAGCAACTCAACGGCGGCAGCACCGCAGGTAGAGTTTACGATGACGGCTCGTAACTACAACGGCAGTGCTTCAGGGCAAGGCTCAGACTCGGGTGACGTGATTCGTACCTCTGTGGTTTCAGGGCAGGACAACTACACCAACCAGTTGTTTATGCGACTGCGTGGCAGACAGATGAACCTGAAGGTTTCAAGCGATACAACAGGGGTTGACTGGAGGCTGGGTTCCCCTCGACTTGAGATGCGCCCAGACGGTCGCCGATGACCAGAAAGATCATCCGCCAGATTATTCCGATCGCTCCACTGGAGTACAGTCATGCGTATGTGAACCAATTAGCGCGGACCTTGGACAACTTTATTGACGAGCAGCGGAGCCCGATTGTAAACTTTCAAGGAATACCTAGCGACGGCGCGGCAAATACGTTAGAATTAGGTGACATCTTTGAGGCCAACGGGTTTTTAAAGATCATTCGTACGAACGACATCTATTCAGGAAGCGCGTCGGCAACAGGCCAAGTCGGTGTAGTAACGGTGGTGATAACATGAGCGGACAAATTATTCAGATGCCTAACGGCACACAGTGGAAACCTTCCACGAGTTCTGATATGGTGCACTGTGTAAACTGTGACAACGCAGTGGACACGCCAGAAGAGCTAGCATCCTACCCGAATGGAGATTGCCCTGACTGTAATCAGTCTTGGACAGGAGCAGAACGGCGCAGCACTACGATTGTGGTTACAATGCCCGAACAGATATTAGGTGAGACATAATGGGACTAGGTTCACTACTCGGCGCTATCGGCGGCAACTTGCTTTTCCCCGGTTTAGGTGGGATTTTAGGTGGGTCTCTCGCCGGAGGAATGATTGAAGAACAACTCTTCGACAAACCAGACGTCGATCCTATGGAAGAGAAAAAAGCCAAGTGGGACGCGGGCCCCGAGCAGCAAGAAGGCTGGGACGACAATCTATACAAGTCCCGATATACAGGACCTGACGGTGAAGCCCCTGCGTTCAGCACCCCTGAAGAGCGGGATGAGTATGACCGTGGCGTGATGGCTAGAGCCGCCCAGTCCTCTGGGATAGAGCCTGTATACAGAGGTATGTCTCAAGGTGGGATCGCGCAGTTCGCTCAAGGCGGCTTGATCCAAGGTCCGGGGACCGTGACCAGCGATTCTATACCGGGGCAGATTATGCAGAATGGTCGCCCTGTTGAGCAGATCGCAGTCGGGAACGGCGAAGTAATATTATCTGGGAAAGACCTCGCTAACATGGACCCTGACGGGAACATGAAGCGGGCAGGTATGCGCCTTGGTGGCGCAGCAAATGGAACTCGAGGTGCCGAAGCTGCAAAGATGTTTGCTGAAGCGGCTAGAATGAAAGGCCGCTAACATGGTTGAAACAGTAACAAGCACGTCGATTTCCGATCTGCCGGAGTGGCAGAAGTCGTACATGAAGGAGATCCTTGACAGATCTCAGGCCCTCGGAAAACAAAACTATACTTTACCCAGCTATGAGGTTGCAGGGCGTACGCCTATGCAGCAGCAGGCGGGGGACTTAGCACGTCAGGGCGTAGGGGCATACGCTCCGATGTTGCAGGCTGGCGTAGGTAGCGTTGGCACCGGAATTGCTGCAGCGCAGGCTGGTCTCAACCCACTGGCAGCTTCGATTACGTCAGCAGGCCAGATTGGACAGCAGACTGTCCAGAACATTCTGAACCCCAACGCCGCTCAAGCGTACATGAATCCGTACGAACAGGCTGTAATCGACCAGTCCATGCAAGATATCCAACGTCAAAGCGATATCCAGCAGCAGGGTCTTAACGCTCAAGCTGTGAGCGCGGGTGCATTTGGCGGTTCTCGTCAGGGAATCCAAGCGGCGGAGCAGCAACGCAATACGTTGGACACACAGGCTCGCACGGCAGCTAACTTGCGCCAGTCTGGCTACAACCAAGCGCAACAACAACAACTGGCACGAGCACAGTCCGCAGGCGAAGCGGGTCTGGCTGGGGCGCAGCTTATGCAAGAGGGTGCCGCTCGCTACGGCCAGCTTGCTGAAGGGCTTGGCAGCTTGGGCATGAACCAAGCCAAGTTGGGCGAGGCTTTCCAAGGCTTGAACCTGAACGATATAAACACACTGTCTAACTTTGGCGGACAGGAGCAGGCGCAACGTCAGGCAGAACTGGACGCCCAGCGCCAGACACAATACCAAAATGTTATGCAGCCTTATCAACAACTTGGCTTCTACTCTGATATTTTCCAAGGCATGCCGACGTCTCAGTCCACGTTCACGTCTCAGCAGCAGCCTAGTGCAAGTCCGATATCACAGTTTGCAGGGTTGGCCGGAGGTCTATATAGTCTAGGTCAAACAGGCATGTTCGGAGGTTGAATACTATGAGTGTTATGAATCGGAAGATGTTTGCTAACCGAGATGCCAGAAACAAGCTGGCGGGGATGGGAGGCATACTCGCCTCTTCCCCAGAACTAATGGGCGCGACTCAACGGTTCCAAGACGGCGGTGTATCTACGCCACGCGGTGTCCCAGACAGCCCACGTTTATCAGAGAGCCTAGAGTCCTCTGCCCCTATCGCTACTATTGGCGGCAAGAGTTTCTTTTTGTCTGAAGACGGCGGATACATTGTTGACGCAGAAGGCTCCGTGGTCCGCGATCCTAGCGTCTTGAACGCCGTGATGCAGCAGGTCTTGCCTCAGACCCAACCTCAAGAGGGGTTCATTCCCCCTGAAGTAGCGTCTGATCCACGAGCAAATACGTTTGCAGGTATCGAAGACACTGGCCTTGATGCTCGAGAAGCCGCGCTCCAAAACGCAGGTCGAATGACTGCGGAAGAGAAGATGATGGCGGAGTTGTCTGATGTAGACGCTCCTCGGATCCCAGAAGTAGTGTCTGAGCCACAAGCAAGTACGTTTGCAGGTATTGAAGACATTGGACTCGATGCTCGAGAAGCCGCGCTCCAAAATGCAGGTAGAATGTCCGCGCAAGAGAAGATGTCTCTCGAGTTGTCTGGTGTAGACACCACATCTGAAGTGATGCCCGCGGAAAACGAGGTAACCATTAGCCCTGAGTTGCCGCCAGAGGGCATCATGGCAACGATAGCTGCTTTAGCCTCGGCTGACGACACTAGGAAGAACGAGATCCTTTCCCCGTCATATGATCCGAACAATCGAGGAGGACCCGAGGAGTTTCAGCCTGAGATTTCTCCTGAGATGGCCGAACAGCTGCGAGTTCTGGAGCAAAGACGAACATCTCGCGCCATTGCTGAAGGCGCAGGCGATCTTGCTAAAGGCGCAGGTCAGGGAGCAGTTACTGGGGCTCGATTCTTCAACGACGCATTGAACGTCGGTGGCGGTTATCTTGCGGACACAGGCCTAACGGGCTTATCCCTAGGAGCAGATGCTTTGGGGTATGTCACTGGCGGCGGAGATGTCAGTGGTGCGTTGTTTAATGCGGCGGACAGCTTGAGCGATGCTGCGGACACATTTACTCCCGAAGGAAATCTCTTGCCGAGGTTGTTCAACGGAGCGGAGACCGAAGCCAAACCCGACCCTGATCTAGAGGCGGAGCGTTTAGCTCAGATCGAGATGGACTCGCTTCGTAACATCTCCGACGCAATGGTGGCTGGAGACGAGTCTCTGTTCTCCGAAGGCGCTCCAGTCGAATCTCTTGGTGACGACCTACCGGACTCTGTAATTCAGGCTCGGAAAATGGAACCTCCGGTTGCGGATAGCGTACTCAGCGATCCATCCTTCGGTGATGATTCCATGCTCGGCGAAGAATCAGGTTTCAATGTCCCAGTTGGGGAGATGCCCGTAGAGTCCAGCGAAGCTTCATCCCCCCCGGCATATGACACCAGCATTGGTGTTCCTTTGACCATGGATGAAGTTTCAGAAAGAGTACTTATCGAACGTGAGCAGGCAGCCGATGCAGGGCTCACGAATATTCAAGAGCAGGAGGACAGGTTCCCTCAAGAGGATGCCCGCATCGCTGCTCAAGACGCCGCGCTTTCTGAAATTCGTAATCGTCGGCTGTCCGATCAAGAGCGTGAGCAGATGGCGTACGGCAACGAGTTCGGAACCGGACTCACAGTAGAAAATGCACCCGACGCAGCGCCCGGAGCGGTAATTAATGAGGGCGCTCTCGAGTCCAGCCCTCGTCCACAGAGTCGTCCTGATCCTGAATCATCTGGCGATGCCGAGTTCGCACCAATAATCACTAAAATAGACGAAGACCCCGCCAACGCAGGGGCCATAGTCAGCGGAGCCATGCTAGACGGTTCTGGCGTTGATACCTCCAACATGGGTGTCAAAGAGCGCACGGTTGCGATGAAGAAAATGCTTAATGATCTCATGGGGCAGACAGACGCTGACGAAAAAGAAGAGTTCTGGATGAACATGGCCATGATTGGCTTCGGTATCGCATCAGGAGACAGCCCTGACGCAATGAAGAATATCGCCGATGGTCTACTTGCAGGCACAGCTCAGATCACCAAAGGCAAGGCTGACAAGAAAGCCCGCGACGACAAGTTCACGCTCACTGCTTTTGGTGAGGTACTCGCCGACGAACGGGCTCGTGAGAAGTTCGCTCGGGACCTAGCCCTTCAAAAAGCCAGGGGCGCAGACAGCATTTACGGCAAACGTAAAGACCCCTTGACTCAAACGTACCAGCTTGCGGAAACCCTTTACGCAGGCGGCGCAGGCGAATACGATACTTACGAGGACGCTCTAAAAGCCGCAAGGACTCAGGTCGGACAAGACTATAAACTGGATCTTGGTGGCGGCGGGACATCAACCCACGCCGAACTAAACGCTGCGGCCAAGGCTGCGGGTCAAACACAATATGTTGGCCCAGACGGAAACAACTATAAGGTGCAGTAATGGCTGAAGATTTTGTCCCTATCCTTGCTGACCAAGAAGAGGGCGGATTTGTTCCTGTCCTTGCTGACCAAGAAGAGAGCGGATTTGTTCCTGTTCCTGTCCCTGTAGTTGCGGAAGAAGAGTCTGACCAAACAGTTCTTGGGTCCGTGGCCCGAGGAGCGGGAGCCGGATTGGTTTCTGCTGTTCAGGGTATCGGTGAACTTGGGGCCATGGGCCTCGAGGCTGCAGGTGTAGTAGACGAGGGTTCTCAAGAGGCGACAACCAAGTTCTTTCAAGACAGCAAAGAGGCCTTGGGGTTCACTCCGGAAAGAGCGGCAGGTAAGGTTGTAGAGCAAGTCGTGAACTACGGCTCCGCTGCTATTCCTGTCCTTGGTTGGGTGAGCAAAGCAGGACGGGCATCTGCCGCTCTGAAGGCGGGCACTGCTATGCCTGCCGCGAAGACGTGGTTCGGCAAGTCGGCGGTAGAGTTCGGTAAGAAAAGCAAGTTGCCAACGACCCGCACCGGACGCGCTGCGCTAACTACGGCAGGCACAGGCGTTGCGGATTTCCTTGTTTCCCCTAGCACAAACACAACTTTGGCTGATAGCTGGGACGCTATGCCAGAACAGTTGCGCACAGAAGACGAAGACGGCTTGACAGGTAAGGCACTGTCCGCCGTTCGACTTCGCAACAAGTTTAAACTCGGGCTAGAAGGTGCGATGTTCAACGCAGCAGGCGAGATTCTTCTTCCTGTTATCGGCGGAACTGTTCGGAGCGCGGCCATGGTTCCTGGGGTCCCGGCTACGGCTAGAGCTTTGTCCAAAGGGCTTGAGTTCTTGGGTGATAAGGCGACCAGTGTTCCGTTTGTCCGCAGATACCTGACCCCTAATGGGTTCACTCCCCCTGAGATTGCAGACGCAGTTCGCACAGCCGAAGGCATGGGTGAAGCAGAGCAAACAATCGCTAGCAGGCTTCTGTCTAACTACGATACGGCGATTAAAAAGGCAGTGGGTTTTCAGGGCTTGAAGAAAGGCGGCAGTAAGGCCGCTGTTCAGAGAGCGTACAACGAAACCATGGACTATATGACCGGGGATTTAGCGAGGGTTGATTTCCTGAAATCCTACGGTCAGAAGGCCACGGATGCTGTAGACGCAATGCGTATGCAGGTTGATGACTTGAGCGCAAACTTCAAGTCATCCATCGACACCACCAACCTTGATGCTGCCGCAAAGAAGGCACTGAAGGACCAATTCGACGCAAACCAAGGGTCATACATCCGCCGCGTATATGCGCTGCATACGAGACCCGACGACTTCACAACGCCTGTCGCTCAGATGCCGCAGTACAAAGCCGCGCTTAATCAAGTCACTAGCTACATGATGAAGACGAACCCTCAGTACGCCGCTGATCCGACACTTGCTGCACAGCAAGCCGCGCAAGAGATCGACAGGATCTTTAATCAGACCCTGAACAGCACAGGTCTTACCCCTGAAGCTCGGAAGCAGGCGCTTAAATACACCAAAGGTTCCGCTGCCCCAACTGAAAAGGGTCGGTCATCTCTGTTTAGTATCTCAAAGGGAATGCTCGAGGGCCGCAGCGACATGCTGACTGAGGCCCCGCTCCTGCGTGAGATGATGGGCGAGATCCGAGACCCAAAGGAAGCATTCCTGCGCACAGTGGACAGTTTGTCTACGACAATGGCTGGGCAGCGTGTGTTTGACACCGTGTCTGGTGGAATCGATCGCGGGGTGGCGGGCAACCTTATCCCTCGAAACGCCAAGCCGCTGGCTCAAGCTGTTGCAGAGATGAACAACGGTGCTCGGCCCATGGTTATCGACGGGACAAACCTAACCGAACGCCAAGCTGCGGACCTGACTGGGGACATGGGCTATGTTAAGGCAGGCGAGATTGATCCGAACAACCCGTTTGGTGGAAAGTTCGGTTCTTTATCTGGTAGCTATGTGCCTGTTGAGGTCTACAACGCTCTGACCATGCCTGCTCGTGCGTATTCTGGGGCCCAAGATGCGCTGGCGGTTTCTCTTCAGCTCAAGGGTGTGTCTCAAATGGCCAAGACAGTGCTCAACCCACTGTCTCAAGTCCGAAACTTTATCTCTAACACTTTTGTTGTAGGGGCCAACGGCCTTGTGGGCAGAAACATGGGTGTCTTGGAGAGTGCCGAAGTCTTGCTCGCCAACGCAATCGATAGTCCCGAGCAGTACAAGCTGCTACGAGCGATGTCAGACGAGGGCGCGATTGGCCAGAACATTCAGGTCAACGAACTAACCCGTCTGATGAAAGAACAGGTCGAGGGCGGTGTGTCTGCCCGTCTGCGTCAAGCCGGAGAATCATTCCGAGGTTCTAAGGTTGGAGCTCCTGTCCGCTTCATGGAGAAGACCTACAAGCTGGGCGACGATTACTGGAAAGTTGTTGGCGCTCTTGGTGAGAAAGCACGATACGGCGCAGCGATGCGCAAGGCAGGGATCGACATTGACAACCTGACCCCTGCTGTTCAAGACGCACTCACCAAATCAGGTTTGTCGCAGCGGTCCTCGTCGGTTGCAGGAACGGACTTCGGCAACATGTTCGTGACTGATATCGTTCGTCAGACTATGCCTACGTACTCCATGGTCCCCGAAGCTATTAAACAGCTTCGTCGAATCCCTGTTGTCGGTAACTTCATGGCGTTCCCTGCGGAGATTATCCGTACGTCTGGCAACATCGTGAGTCGTTCTCTTAAAGAGATGGGCTTCCAAGCAACAGACGATTTAGTGAAAGCCATGGGCAAGGAACAAGCTGATATCTTTGCTAGACAGGTCCGAGCCATCGGCGCTCAACGTCTGTCTGGGTACGTTGCAATGGCGGGCGCTGCTCCTATCGCATTCAAGTCCGCGGCACATGACATGCTTGGCGTTACCGAGGCGGAAGAGGATATCCTGCAGTCAGGCGCTGCTCCTTGGACCAAGGGTAACACGCTTGTGTATCTGACAAAGCCGGACGAGAAGGGCGAAGCCGAGTACCTTGATCTGTCATACATGCTTCCGTATGAGTTCATGCTCACCCCTGCCCGCGCTGCGATGCAAGAGTATTTTGCTAAAGGATCGGTTGACGCTGGGTTTGCAGAGCAGGTTAGCACTGCAGCGTGGGAAGGGTTCAAGAAGTTTGCTGAACCGTTCGCATCAGAGTCTATGGCTGCGGAAAGAATTATCGACGTAACCACACGCCAAGGTAAGACTCAGACGGGCGCAGAGATCTACGAGCCTGCCGAGCCTTTGGGTGATCGACTAAGCAAGTCTCTTACACATGTTGTCGGGGCCTTTATCCCTGGGATTGTTGATCAGGTAACCACTGTCAAGGGCGGGGAGTTCGTTGAAGGACGTACACTTCGTGCGTTTACAGGAACCCCGTCAAAGCAGGGAGACGAGTACACCCCGTTTGAAGAAGCTGGGACCATGCTCACAGGTCTTCGGGCATTGAAGCTGAACATACCTCGCAGTCTCAGCTACGCAGGGTCTGAGTACTCAGGTCTTCGGTCAAGTGCGGTGTCTATCTTTACGAAGGTTGCTGATGACAATGACGCAACAAATCAAGATATCCTGAACGCATACGTTAAAGCTAATGATGCGCGTCGTCGTCAGCAGGCTTCGTTGAAGGCCAAGATTGATACCGCTATGGCAGCGGGTATGAGCCGTCGGGAAATATATAAAGCATTTGATAACTCTGGTGTCTCCAACGCAGAACTCTCGAACATAATTAAGAACCGTTATGTTCCGATCAAGATAAGTCGAGCCTTGATCCGTGAGGTTCGCCAAGAGGTTAACCAGAAAGAAGAGGCCCGCATCTTGCAACGCCTTCCAAAGCAAGAGATCAACGACATCCGCCGTTCGTTAATGCGTACAGAGATTGTTCCTACGGAGGAGGTAGAGGAATCCTTTGCTCCGGTTCCTGCTGCCGAGCCTCAGTTTGTCCCTCAACCTGTCGCGGCACCACAGCCGCAAGCAGCTCCGTCATTCGTTGACACCGCTTCGGAAGCAGTCACTGGAGCGGCGGACTCGTTCTCCGATCTGGGCGGTAACTTGCTGCAACGTGCTCGAACCTTGGCCCCAGGTCTACTAGGAGACCCGAGAAACCAAGAGATCGTAGACAGATCTAATCGATGACGTAGTTAATAGAGACACCGTTGCCACCGAACAGGCGGACCAGTTCGTCTGCCGTCTGCTCAACGTCGGCAACGATCTCTGGATCCTCGGTCATCGCAGCTAGGTTCAGTGCGTCCTGTACAAACATCAACAGGGCCTCCACTTGGACGGTGTGCATTTGTTTAAAGCCCATGGCCTTGATATCTTCTACATGCATCATTCGATTTCTCCCCAATCTTCTTTTATGTCTACGTCAATCTTCGATGGTATAGAGAGCTTGATCCCCGTCTCCATGATCTCTTTGATCCGAGCGGTTTGTTCTTCACTCTCTATGTTAAAGCATAGTTCGTCATGCACCGTCAGCATAGGGGTGAACCCCTCGTTGTAGCAATCGAGCATAGCTTTTTTAGTTTGGTCCGCCGCCGATCCTTGGATCAGCTTGTTCAGAGCCTTGTATGTAAACGCACGGCGTATGCCTCTACCACCCGCACCCCCGTACTCCTTCACAGCTTCGTCGTAGGGCAGTGGTTTGCCTGCTCCGAAGGTGACAGGCTCCCAGAGGTGGAAGCGGCTCTTACGGCCCATCAGGGTGCGTATCTGCCCGTTCCTGTCCCCCTGCTTAGAGGCCAAGTCTGCCAGACCTTTAACGAAAGGTACTTTGGTGTGGTGTCTTTCGATCAGATCCTTGGCGTCTTCCTTGGAAATGCCCAGCTGGTCAGCCAGTTTAGCCACGCCCATGCCGTACATGATCCCGAGGTTCACGGTCTTGGCTTGCTTACGTGTGATGTTAGCTAAGTCCGCTACCATCTGGTGCAAGTCCACGTCACCGTTGTTAAACTCCTCCACGATATCGTCCACAACAGGATGCCTGATCGTAGACGGGATCATCGATGCGAAGTGAACCAACAACCTCGGCTCTTGGCTCGAGTAGTCAAACGATCCCCACTTGCAGCCCTCTTCTGGTATGAACAGGCCACGGATCAAACGCTTGATGTCAGGGTCTCGTGCTGGAATCTGCTGTAGGTTAGGGTTAGATGACGAGAATCTACCCGTCACCGTGCCGCCCTGATCCCTACGTGTGGAGTGCAGTTCCGTATGGATGCGCCCGTTGGTTTCGTGTCGCAGGATGCTGTCGATAAACGTGCTGTCAGCTTTGTCAAACTCTCGCAGCTTGACGAGAACCTGTGCGATCTTAGCTGGGTGATCATTGAGAAATGACTTGGTGAATGATGGCGCACCCTTCTCGGTCCTTGGGTATTCCAGATCCAGCTTGTCGAACATCTTCTGGATAGATGCGGACGCCCAGATGTCCACGTCCATGTTGGCTTCTTTCTCAAGCACACCACGCAGGTATTTGCTCTGCTCACGGAGAGACTTCTTGTTGCGCTCTGCCTTCTCAAGATCCACCCGCACACCCTTGGTACGCATGTCCAACATGCAGGGGATCAAGCCGATCTCAAGGTTCCAAACATCCCACAGTTCATCCTTGTCGATCAGCACCTTCAGGGCTTGCCACAATGCCAGCGTAGCAACAGCGTCCATCTCAGCATACCCACCAACAAACTTAGGGGGCAGCTTGTACATCTCTGACTTGGGGTTTAGTCCACGCTCTAGAGCAGCAGCCTTGAGCAGCTTCTCGTCCTTGCGGATACCAGCATAGTCACGGGCCATCGCATCAAGGCCAAAGGTCCAACGGTTCTCGTCCACCAATGCGCCTGTCACCATCGTGTCGATGATACGACCCTCGATCTCGACGCCCTCGGCTCTCAGCCAACCCGCATCATAGGTGGCGTTGTGCATGATCACGTCCATCCCCGGAACAGACATCTGCTTCTTCAGCCACTTCATCGTGATCCGCGGATCTAGGTTGTGCCCGTTCTCGTGCCGGATAGGGAAGTACCCCTTGTACTCTCCTGCAGCTACAGCAATGCCTATGATGTGCCCATCGTTCCTCGCCCAACCTGGGCCCAAGGTTGTCAGGTTCGGGTCTTTGGTTTCCAGATCGACGGCCACTTCTTTGTAGGCTGTCAGATCAGGGTACTCAGTAGGGATGTTCCAATCGACCTCGATGATATCCATCTCGCCTTTGATATGGTAGCTAAGATCACTATGCTCTCCGCCGTCTTCCGAAAACAGGTTCTTCTGGCTCATGGCTTAGTCTTTCTGTCCGAAAACTCTGCCCCAAGCGCACTGTACCCACACTTATCGATCCATGAGTCTGCGTTGGACAAGTCGTTGAGCAGACGTGCTGTCTTGAGCCAGTCCATCATCAACGCAACGTGCTGCTCGGTCACATAACCGTGGGTAACCATGGCCTCTCGGATGATGGCGTTCCATCCTTCAGCGATCCGCTCGAAGTTATCGAACGCATCCCCGTAGTCCTTGGCCCTCTGTCCATTGATCAGTTCTTTTGCGGTGTCTAATACTTCATCACGTTTCATAGCGAGTACCTATACTTGTTGTCGGATTGCAGGATGTAGAGATTGTGTCTGGCTCGGGTAACACCAACGTAGAACGCTCGGTGCTCATCGTCAGGGAACTTGCTCTGCACACAGGCCTTGGTCGATGCTGTCCAAACCACGCAGTTGTCATCCTCCCCGCCCTTCATAGCATGGAACGTGGAGACCTTGATACGAGGCGCAGACAGAAGGTCTTCTCCTCGGCGGAAGATTGCATCGATGTAGTCCCGCTCAGAGGACGAAACATTCAGCACATCGTATGCGCTGCTAGAGGCGTCCCTTTGCAGACCGTAGTCCTTGATCAGGGTGTCCATGTCCAACATGTCTTCCGGTGCCAACGCATCCAGCATCTGAGTTGATCCTCTGCGGACAACCGCATCTTTACCCTGCTTCTTAACACCAGAGTAAAGCGTTTTAATCTGCTGCACACCGACAGGTCTGTCTTGGCACAGGGTGTCCCACGTCATAATGTTGCCGACCAGATCATCGGACAGGCTGGACTTACCATTGCGGGAATACTTGAACCCGTTGGACCGCAAGTAGTTCGCCATCTCAGACACGTACCCATTGGTTCGAGCCATCAAAGTAAACGACCCAGAGGACAGTGGAACCTCGGACAGGTAGTTGACGTACTCTACGCTGCCCTCCTCATCCCGAGAGGTAAAGATCTTTTCGTGACGACCACCGATCCGCTTGGAGATCTTGTTAGCTACTCTGTGTACCGACTTGGGTATGCGATAGGACTGGGACAGCACCTCGATGTTGTCCGAACTTTTGTTAAACAGATTAACATCCACGCCTGTCCAACGGTGGATGGCTTGGTCATCATCTCCAGCGATCCACACGTTCTCAGCAGACGCAGCAATCTTCTTGGCCATCTCCCACTGTAGAGGCGTGAAGTCTTGGGCCTCGTCAATGAACAGGTAGTCCAAGTTGGGAACCTCGCCGTGCTCGATGTACTGCTCGATCATGTCAACGAAATCGTATTTGTCCACTGATCGTTTGTACTCGACCAACTGGGCAGACAGTTGCTGTAGCTTGGCAAAGAACAGGTTCCAATCCGCTTCGTCGTTGTATTCCTGTTCGATGTCGATCATCCGCAGACGCGCACGGCTGTCCAGCTGCAGGTAACGTGCCCCTGATCCACCGATCGTGGGGAGAGTTACGCCGCCGTCAACCGACGTGAAGTCCTTGCCCTCGAAGGTGAGGCCGATCTCCCTGCCAATGTTGTTGTAGTCCTCTGGGTCCATGATGTCTGTGGTCTTGAGCCCAAGTCCATGGAACCCGAATGCATGACTGGTCTTCATGTACGGAAAGTCTTTAGCCTGTAGGTTGAACTCAGCACAGGAGCGAGAGATCATCTCCTCGATCGCCTTACGAGTGAACGAGATCACGCCAATGCGAGACGGGTGGGTCCCAGCTTGAAGCGCAGCCTTAATCTCTTGTATCAGGCGGTAGGTTTTCCCGCAGCCAGGCGGACCTAGTAGTAGCTTTGCATTGGGTATCATAGTTCTTTCCCCCGTGGTCTAGAGTTCACCCAGTCCTCGATCTCTGTCAGAACCCAACGGCTCGATGATCGCTTCTTGTGTTCGGACCCAAGCACGATCGGTACTGGGAATGATGGGTCGGTAGACGCCAGCTTGTAGACGTAGGACTTAGATACCCCGAGCAACTCTGCTACGTCTGATACCCGCATCAGCTTGTTAGAATGGGATGTCATTTGAGATCTCCTTGACTGGTAGTTCTATTTCCTCTTCTTCGAACGCAGGGATTACCCAGCATCGCAGCGTGGACCGTGCCTCGCCCTTTGAGGTGCGCTTCATTATGTTCTGTTTCCCAGTGTCGCCACCAAGATCACGGATCATCTGCATGATCTGCCCTCTGGTCAGTGCGCTGAACCTACGGTGGTGCAGATACTCCAGAAGACCATCGAGTTTAAACTTGGTTGTACCTGCATCGGTCCAAGGTTTGTTCATTTCGATCTCTTCAGGAGACATGGCTCGTACGTGGCTTGTGCAGTACGAGCGGAGGTGATCCTTAAACTGCCCTGAGATCGTGAGTTCTGGTGGTACATCCAAGAAGGTAGCACCTTGCATCAAACTGTTAACCAACTGCTGCCACTTCTGAGGCTTCATCGTCGGAGGCATCATGTTCTTTTGATCCATACACGCCCGCTGGAACAACGTCTGGTTCTGCAACTGCTCCGTGCTCAACTGGATTCGGTCACCATCAACGTCCATAAAGAACAGACGAGGCTCCGACAGCATAATTGTAAGTCCACCTACAGCCACAGCGTCTGGGCCATCGGATCCAATGCCGTGCTTGCGAGTAGCGCAGATCGCCGGATCGCAGTAGCTGCGCATCGGTTCTTCCTTGCAGGTATACAGATACTCTTTCTTCTCGTGCTGCTTACTCAGGTTGACGATCTCGCTGGACGGTAGCGGAGGGCTGGACAAAGTCCGGTTGTATCCCTCGAACTCATCCTTCCAATCATCAGGGCTCTTCATCTTGCAGTACCGAGCCACGTTAAAGAAAGTGTTGTTGCGGAACTCAGATATAGGCCCCTCTGCGAACAGATGCTCGAGGCAGGGTGGTCCGTCTGTGAAATACTTGCGAGGCTTGGACAGGCGCATAGCCTCGAGGTCGGACAGCGAAACTCGTGCCTTGTCCACCGCATCCAAGAAATCGTCGAGTTCCAAGGCTTCGCACTTCTCGTTGAAGGCATACCGCTGCGGTAACTCTGCATCAAAGTACGGCATGTTGATGAAGTTGCCTACGTCTCCACGCTCCGCGATGATCGTGTCTTGCTTCGGGAATACTTCGCAGCCGCTGTAGCCTAAAGCTATAGACATCTCGGTCAGGTAATCTCGGATAACAGCAGCCTGCTCCATCTCTTTCAGGAAGAGGTACAGGTGTGCGCCGCCAGACTTTGATCGGCAATGGATCAAGGGCAGCTTCATCTTCTGTATCTTCTCTTGCACCTCGTTGTGGTTGAGATCGTAGATGTCGATATCTAACGCACCAAACTGGCACTTGTTTTCTTCGTTGATTGGAATCGCCCCGACACCTTGCTTGCCATCTATGTGGCCCTGAACAAGTTCTTCTGTCAGAGGATTGCGGACAATCATACTTTTGGATTCTGCTTTACCGTTACGTCCGATGCGACCCACTGTGGTCGTGCCATGTGCAGCCTTTGCACCGACGAATACTGCAAGCAATCTCTTTGCCTGTGTCATGTACTGCTCCTGTTGTGGAAAATGGGAGTGGCGTGGAGAATGCGCCAACAGTCGTCGCCACTCCCGAGGCTGCTTAGAACGGGATGTCGTCATCCTGTTGGACAGAAGGAGATGGTGGGACAACCCCCTCTGAAGCAGCTTTCACTTCGCCCGCAGCGACACTGTCGCGGAAGGCTTTGGCTTCGAGCATAAGTTCACGGGTCTCTACAAGACCGACCTTCTCAACAGAAGGCGTGAACCACGTACCTTGGTCATTGCTCTCCTCAACAGTGGTGATCTTCCACATTGTTGCGAACAGCGGTGGCACAACCATGACTCCCGTCTTCGGGTGCTTGATCTTTTGCATAGCAATCTGTGTCTTCCAGCGACGGCTGACCTTCAGTTGCGTGGACTTCATGTCGATGACAGCAGGTTGGAATGCGCCGTCATTGCTCATGACCAAGCAGAAGTGCTGATCAGACTTGACCAGTTCGTTGCCTGTCGGAAGGATTTCCTTGGAACCCTGACGCGAGGTGCGCTGCAGGATTGGATCAGTAGGGTTGATCTCGCCGCGGAATCCTCCACCTTGGTCACGAGGTGTGAACTCCAGATACTTTGTAGTCTGGTAGCAAGGGATGATCGTTACGCCATCATCGCCCTTCCAGACCTCACCTGTCACAGTGTTGAACAGATCGCCCTGCTCCGCACCTTCGATGTACTCAGGCTTCTTCTTGCCCAGTTGTGGGGACAATGCTTGGAGCGCACGAACGAACGGGATCTGCATCTCATCTGCACCAAAGGCAGCGCCTTCACCTGCAAATTCTAGGATGTCGTCCATTAAGTCTGTGCTTAACTCTGCATTTTGTTTTGTTGCTACTGCGTTAGTCATTACGCTTTCCTCTTGATTACTGCTGTGTTTGAGATGAATGCCCCGAACAGGTCGAGGTCGATTGGCTTGCCGTCAGTGATGCGTTCCTTGACGAACGCCTTCAACGTGGATGGATGTACGTGGGTCTTGGTCTTGGGGTCGAAACCCTTGTCACGCAAGATGCCAATGACATCTCCCGCCACGTTGTCTTCGCCCTTACCAAAGGAACAGGTGACATCGTTCTTGATGATATCATCTAGGCCATTGGACCGTAGCCAATCGAATGCTTGGTCCTTGTTCGCAACAGGGATGGATGCGGCAACAATCATCTTGCGCTCCACTGTCACGCCATCTACGTCCAAGCGTTCAACACCCATCTCATCCATCAAGGCTGGGATGTTTTCAACAGAGAGCTTATGCTTCTCTTGCTTCAGTGCTTTCAAGTGAGTCTCTGCATCTTCGATGTCGTTCTCTACAGTGCGGAGGTTGCGAACCAGTTGACTGAGCTGCTTCCCCGTTCCTGTATCAACGCGACCGACTGCGTCAGCCTCATCGAATATGTCGTCAAATATGTCGTCCATAAGTTTTTCCTCTTCAGGGTTGATTTGTGCGGTAGCCTCATGCTATCCGTACTGAAGACAATAGTGGAGGTATGTGATGACTGTCAACTACAAATTTAAACTTCCCCCGTTTAATCACCAGAGAGACGCTCTTGATTACGGTTGGGACCGCACAGAGTTTGGTCTCTTCATGGAAATGGGGACAGGCAAATCAAAAGTTTTGATCGACAACATGGGTATGTTGTACAAAGCGGGAGAGATAGACTTCGCTTTGGTCCTAGCTCCCAAGGGCGTGTACCGTAACTGGGTAGCCAAAGAAATCCCCGAGCACATGTCTGATGACGTGCCGCACCGTGTGATACGCTGGGTTAGTGGACCTAACAAAAAGCAGAAGGAAGAGATGCGCTCGGTCCAAGATGATTTCGATGGGCTGACAATCTTTGTGATGAACGTCGAAGCGTTCTCCTCGCTCAAGGGTCAGACAGCCGGGGAGTGGATGGGTCGTGCGCTTGGTTCTAATGGTATGATAGCCATCGACGAATCAACTACGATCAAAAACCACAAGGCCAAGCGCACCAAATCGTTATTAAAGATCGCGGCTAAGTTCAAGTTCAGAAGGCTATTGACAGGCTCTCCCGTCACAAAAAGTCCAATGGATATCTACTCGCAGTGCGAGTTCCTCCGTCCTGGGCTCTTGGGTTTCGAATCATACTACGCTTTCCAAGGTCGGTACGCTGTAGTGCAGCGCAAAACCATGGGTATGGCAGCTTTCCAACAGATCATTGGGTTCCGAAACCTTGATGAGCTAACCCAACGTATCGATCAGTTTAGTTTTCGTGTGCTGAAGAAGGACTGCCTTGATCTTCCCGAGAAAATATACACCGCTCGGTACGTTGGTATGACCAAAGAGCAGTTCGATATGTACGAACAGATCCGCAAACACGCCATGGTCCTATTGGAAAGTGGTGAAATGTCCACTGCTCCCGCTGTAATCACTCAGATGCTACGCTTGCAGCAGATCATGTCAGGTCACCTCAAGACTGATGACGGTGAGATGCTGTACTTCCCGTCCAAAAGAATGGATGCGCTCGAGGAAATCATCAACGAGCACGATGGCAAGGCGATCATCTGGTCTCGGTTCCGACACGATATCATAGGTATTACCGAGATGCTGAACAATAAGTTCGGCCAAGGCTGTGCCGCAGCGTACTTCGGGGACACATCAGACGAGGATCGCGCTGCTGCGGTACTCAACTTCCAGAACCCTGATCATCCGCTCAAGTATTTCGTTGGTAACCCATCCACTGCTGGCTACGGACTGACTTTGACAGAGGCAAACCTGTGCGTGTACTATGCCAACGACTTCAACCTCGAGACGCGCGTTCAATCAGAGGATCGCGCTCACCGTATCGGTCAGAAGAACAACGTAACGTACATCGATCTGATCACTGAAGGCAGCATCGATGAACAGATCGTAAAAGCACTACGAGCAAAAATCGACATCGGCGCAAAAGTTCTAGGAGAGGACGCAAAAGAATGGCTAAGTCTGAAACCCACGACCAAATAATCGAAACCATGGTGGACTACAAGAAAGGACTTCGGACCCTCGAAACAGGGGCCAAGGTCCTCGCCGATCAAACAGGGCTAGAGAACGACGTGGCAAAAGCCCTGCTTAAAGTGATGAACAAATCATACACCTCCGTCACAAATATCCGCGGGTACAGTAAAGAACCCGAACGTCTTCGCAAGAGTAAGATCGGGACACCCAACGAGCATAAAAAATAGCCCCCGTGAGGGGGCTAAGTAAAAGAGGCGTAAAACGCAACAGGCATGAGCGGTTTACGCCTCTACCTTGTCAGCTATCGCTTTACGAATCAACACTGAAAGTTGTCGGGCCATGGACCGCTGCTCTCCATCCGCCAGCTTACGAAGCAGGTCGTGGTCCTCTTTGATGAGGCCCACGTTCTGAAACTTCTGCTTGTCTTTGTCGTCTAACTTTTTTCGAGCCATGATGCCCTCCTATTTGTTGTCCACTTATAGGGCACATGGTGGCAGGAAGCAACCTCTACTTAAATTGGTCAGCGTTACGTGCCCAAAGGCAGAATGAGGCACGTTCTTGGTCGGGACCACCGTGAACATCGGCCTTTGCAATGCGACCTTTGTTGAACAAGCGCAGACAGGAGTTGCCTACGGTCTTGGTGTCGGCATCTACAGCAGATCCCAGGTCAGAACTCGTCCAGTAACTAACTTCTGGGTCCTGAAGTGTGGCATATATCTCAGCGTCTAGCTGCGGGGCTGTCCGCGCTGCTGGGACCGGGGCCATTAGGTCGTTCAGCATCTTCTCTTCAGTGTTCTGGGCAGCAGATACTCGAACCGCTCTCCACGGTGTCTCGGCGCGTTTGTCCTCGTAGTTTGGGATGGCGTTGGCGCAGACAATATCCCCGAAGTCTAGCTTCATCCGCTCAACCAGACGTGCGTTGAAGAACACAGTGTCCCCGTCCTCGTTCGATCCAAACGCACTGCCCGCTACAGTCACGTCCTCGATCATTACGTTCATTGCTTTAGTCTCGAATGCTTTGTTCATTTCCATTGTAATAGTCCTTTAAGTTGTTTCTTCTTCGTCTCTTGGCAGATCAAACCTGCTCTTGAGATTGCTGATGTGTTGAGTGTTGACACCAAAGATGTCCGCGATGTGCTTTAGTGTCAGGCCCTGCTTGATCAATCGGTTCGCGATCTTCGCTTGGTTGGACATCTTGTAGACCTTAGTCTTGTTGGGCTCTACTACTGGGCCCTCTGATCGTCCTCCCCGAGCCCCGTGGTGTCCGCCTTGCAGACCGACCTTGAAGTGAACGCTCGGCCCTCGAGCTAATGGATTAGCCTTCTTGTCCAAGATATTCTGCTTGATCCAAAGGGATCGGTACATGTCCTCGTACTTAACACGTTGGTCAGGGGTCATATGTTCTTTCCTTTCTTTCGTAGATCACTGGTGAACTGGGTCAAATCTCTCATGGCGATCTGTAGTTCGTTGGCTATCGAGGGACGCGCATCCTTCCTGTAACGCTCGTCCTGTAACCTATCCACTTGGCTGCGCAGATATCTGAGTATCGCTTCATCCGCAGGGGATAGTGCTTTTTCTTCTCTGCTCACCATCGATCTCCAAACACCTTGCGGAATGCATCATCCAACATCTCGTCCATCTCTTTCGCTGTCATCGGTCGTCTCCTTGTTAAATAAAATGTTAATTGCGTTGAGCAGTCTGGTCTCCGCATCGTCCAGTGTCTTGTCAATGCGATCCACCGTGGCGAGGGCATAAGCCGTGTCCACCTTATTCATCCTCATGCCGCGCGATCCGCTGGTTTACTCCGAGGTTGAAGATCAACTCGCTCTTAAACTTCTTGATGTCATCGGCTTTGACGTACTCAACATCTGATACCTTGGCCGTTATCTTCGCCGTATTTTCCAACCAATCGTCTAGCCTATCAAGAACGTAGTGAATGCACACGCGATCATCACTCATCGGCGCACTCCTCACATACATAGGAGCCCTCGCCTCTGATCAGCGTAATCCACTCGCCGCAATTACACAGCCGCTCCATCTCACCGCTGCCGTTGCACATGTCACACTCCTCGACACGAGTATCGATGAATCCAACATCGCGGCTGGTGTTGTGCGGCATGTAGTGATCAGCCTCAACCTCACCCGCACCATTGCACTGCGGACAATCGTCCATGACAGGCGTCTCTTGCAGCCGCATGAACTCTTCTTTCATCTTGCCCATCACTTCCTCCCCGTAAGCATGGCCATCAGGCTACCCATACGATACCACGGCCTAACCACAGGCTTGGGTGTGCGCACAAATTTGCGCACAGGAAGGCCTAAGATAACAATGCGGTTGCTGATCGAGGACTTAGTGCGCCCCATGTGATCCGCAATCTGGTCGCTCGGGTACTTCTCAGCACGTAAATCCCGCAACAACGCATCGTCCTCCTTGGTCCAGTACTTGTATGTCCTACTCATCGATCTCTCCTCTCATCCATTTAATTTTACGAAGCAGGTCGGTCTTGTCCTTGGTCACTGCTTCTAGTTTCATAGTTAAACGCGCTATCTCATTGCGCTGCTTGTCGTTCTTAACCTGTAGTCGAGAACAGGTGGCGTTGACCTTGGCTAGTTTCTCCGCATCGGTCATAGCTTCTGTCCCCGCGCTTTGGGACGCACGGTCCAGCTAGAGGCCACATCAGTCGGCTGGCACTGGGCCATCGAGTCTGAGTACGCGGCCAAGATCGTTGGATATATCTCGTCCATTGCATTGGCGCAGGATGACTGATCCCGAAACGCAATCGTCGATTCAAAAGTCTGGGTTTCAAACGTGTATGTCAACACAAGTATATGCCAGTAAATCATGCGCTTTCCTTTGCTACTCTGTGCAGCACTCCAATCGCCGCGTTCTTTGTTACGTCGAAGTGTGCTCCTATCTCCTTGAACGTATACCCCTCTTCGCGCATCCATAGCGCCTCAAGGATATCATCGTCGGTCCACTTGCGACCATGCTCTCTTTCGTATTGTCCTTTAGGCATCACGCCTCCTCCTCGTGCTCTGGCACCCAGCTTTCGTTCTTGCCGTACTGGTACTCACCCTCGAAAATGCCGCCCTCGTCCTTATAGTCAGCCTCGACGTCGATGCCATGGGACTGTAGCGCATCCCAAACAGGAACAGGTGGAGACCACGCCGTCCAGCAGCGGAACGAGAACCACGCAACTTCCTCGGGGCCCTCCTCATCAGACACCTCCAGCGCATCTATGATCTCAACGTCAGCAACATCCCACTTCGTGCCCCAGTTCGCCACGCGCCAGTTGTAGCCAGTCATCCCAGCCGATTGGGCAAAAGGAATAGGCAACACAACGTCACAGAAACGATTGTCGTCCAGATTGTGGTAAAGTTCGCGCACCAAGGCACTCGGTCCTATGATGTACACAGATTGATAACAGTGATTAGGCATTAGTTCTCTCCTTTGTTTG